TGTACTTTCTCAGCTACATTTTTAAAGTCATCAATACTTAAAGTTAATGGTATATCTTCTTCTGCATATAAATCACAAATAACTTGTCCTTCCCCTGACAGTACTTCATTCGTAGAAGTATTTGCTTTCCTAATACTAATAGAATTAATAAGTGAAGCTCCTGTAACTAAACCTGGTCTGTGCTTATTTATAACAATAAATTGAGAAGTAGAAACAGCAGTAAATTGAAAGGTTGTATCGAATATAATTAAGTTGGGTAAATTATGTGAGCTTTGAAAAACTGTACCAGAATACATATATGCCTTAACATCTTCTCCAAATTGTGATGAAAAATTAACGCTTACTTCATATACTGCTCCCACTGTTAAGCCAGTTAGCTTCTGTATTATACCTGTATCTTCAGGGCCGACATTCTGACCTTCAAGTTTTAACTTATTACCTACCATTGTAACTCCTAAAGCAGCTCCTGTGTAATACCTGTACCAAGAATTCGAGATTATAGATGCCGATATAGCGTTTATTGCATTCTGAACTGCATTAACTTGCGCCACTACTGTAGAAGGAGAAGCATTAACTAAATTAAAATTCTGTCCGTCTACCATAACTTCAGTACCAAGAACACTACCAAAGGTAAAGCCAACATCAGTCTGCGTGTATAATATAAGTTGTGTACTCATTATACAGCTTGTGTTCTTTGCATTTTACTCTTTTCAATTTCAAAAGTGTATTGCATTAGTTTATCGTTTGCTATTGTTTTTTTGACATAGCTTGAAGTCGTTAAAGTAACTGGTTCTATGTATTTGTTTGTAATTGTATCATAAGGCACCACTTCAGTTCCATCATATTCATTTACTATATAAACTTCATTGGAATTTATTAATTCTTCGAACCATACGCCTTCAGCTTCACTAACAAAGTCTGTATTCATTTTTATCTTTTCAGTTGAATTTACCCTAAAGTTTTTCTTACCACCTTTATAGCCTGAAATACTAAAAGTCTTTTCATTCCAAGTACCACCTAACTGAGTATAAGAAGTTCTCTTAGTTGAAATGGATTTTGTGGACTTCATATTGAAAGTATAGTAATCCCAAACCCCCCATTGATTAAGCCAAGTAAGTCTTATTCCTTCATAACCTCTTTCGTTTGGACATATTATATTTATTCTATATGATGCTGAAGAAGTACCTCCTGAACTTACCGCAGTAATATCATAATAAGCTAAAGTACCTGCTGTTACTAAAGCCTGAAATGTAGTATTGTAATTTCTTAGGTTAGCAGGAAAAGCTCCTGCATACATAAGTCGAGAACTACTATAATTTAATTGTCCTAAAGTACCACCAGTTGAATAGTCTTGTACTATTGTGCTGCTACCTAAAGAACCTCCTGCACTATCATAAAATGTTAAAATAAAAGAGGTAATATCATCACTTCCTAAAGGTACTTGATTTAAAAATGGAAAAGTACCATAATCAGTAAGCCTTGCGTTTTGAGTTCTCGGAGCATTGGTTAAAAATGTATTAGTTCCAAAATTAGGGTAGAATCCGTTTGCCTGTAAGTCGTACCCATAGTAACCCGAATTTAAAGTAAGTACGTCATCATATTGAAGAACACCATTAAACATTATATATTCCTCAGTAGGCGTTGGGTCTTCGTCTTCAAAATCTATTATGTCTCCTGTTTCACTATCTGAATATTCTACATAAAAATTAATAGCAAAAAATTTAATTGCATTTTCGCTAACTGCTATTTTATCAATTAAGTGCAGAGGATGTGTAACTGATGATGTCTTATATCTACTTCCATTTCCCCAAGTGCTACCTACATTATCAGGCTTTACAAATGTTTCCAATACAGGTCGTAAGTCAAATATTCCTACCCCTGCATTATTTGGTGTGGTCTTAAAAGTTCCTATCAGGTCATTATTATTACTTAAATTAATTGCTGTACCGCTTACAAAAATCTGTGCAACAAATTTTACTTTAAACTTGTTTGCTAATATTGCATTGTCAGATACTGCAAAAATTACCTGCTGCCCTATTGGAAGAATGTTGTATAATGGTCGCTGCTCTATTATTATTGCCATAATTTTTTAATTTACTTTGGTCTATAAAATGTTGTGAGATAAGTTTCAATATCTAATTTTAATACTTTTAAGAGATTATCTTTAAGGTCATCATAGTATATACCTAGTGGTTTTTGAAAGAAGCTAAGACTTTTAATTCCATCCCTTTTAATTTTTCTGCTTATTAAGTAAGCTAAGCCTGATACGAATTGTCCTGTATTTTTAGACCTACCTGTACCTAATCCTTTTGGCTTTATTCCTTTCTTCTTTATCCACTTAGATAATATATCAATAGGCGGTCCTTTTGTTGTATAACTGTAAGGGCTTGATTCTGTTCCCCCTTTATAATCTTTATATGATTGCTTCTTCTTGTTTCCTGAAACACCTTTGTCTAAAAATTCACCATAGTCTAACATATAGAATTTAGTACTAAAACCTGTTGCAGTAGGGATTACTTCAAATCGAATTGAGTTACCTATTGCTGTGCTTCCTTTTGCTTTGGTTATGTTTTTCTTAGCGTCAGCTACAACATTCTTCCCAAATTGATTCAAGTAGTTTTCTATATTCTTAGTGTCCATTATATAGCTCCAACAAATACTGCAACTTGAGGACTATAAGTAGTTCCTTCAGGTCTTACTTGTAAAGAAGTTATATTTTCTAAAGTACCGAATGCTGGAGTTGTATCTGTTTCACCAATTACTTCTGCTTCACCTCTTGGTATGATATGAGATGTTCCTGGAGTAAGTCGCACTTGATAATTAGTATTAGTAGTTACTACTCCTAAAACCACAGCACTATCTGCACCTAAGTTAGTCACTCTAATGTAGCGCACATTCTCTACATCTATTGCTCCTGCTGAAGTGTAAGGTGCTGTATCAAATACTGCTACTGTTGTAGTCTGAGAATGAATACAAGTTACTATCCTTTCAAATACATTATTAATTCCTGTTGTTGTTACTGTGTTTGTGTTTCCCCTCAATGCGCCATTTAGGACGACTGATTCACTAACTGTTGTCGTTAAGTCTGCCATAATTTTTTTTTATATATTTATTGTTATTTTAAATTTTTTCCATCCTATTTCTATTGTCCACTTTCCTAACTTAAACTTTAGCATTATTTTCCTATTGGATTATTAGCAACAGGAATAACGCAAGTCTCAAAGTCATTCTGTACTACTATTCCTATTGAGAATACCCATCCTGTCAAGAGGTTGTCGAATCTTTCTTGGAAAGGCTCTAAATTATATTCGCCCTCTGTAAAATAAACAGGAGCATCAATGTCTAAAGTTCCTTCTGCTTGCCACTTACTATGTCGCATCATACCTATAATATCAACACAAACCTGCAAGCAACTTGAAGCTACTTCTTGTTCATTACTTAAATCATTTGCTGACAGTAGGTTAGCTTCTGTCCAATTTTCTCTCTCAGTTACTGCATCCATAACAAAGAGCTGGAAGTTATATGTCAAGGAAGATAACCCTGTTTCTACATTGACAGGGTTTATATGAAACAAAGGGAACAAAGTTTCATTCATATCTATTTTCCAAATATCCCCAGTAGTAGTAGTTGAAATCTGTTCGTGCTGGTCGCCCAAACTCTTTAAAGTGTCTATGGCATTATTGTACGTCTTATTTGCTATCATCTCTGTTTACTTGTTTACTTTCGTTTAAATCTGTTTCATAACTTAGCCAAGTTAAGCACTCTAATAAATTGAGCTTTGTTACTGCATCTAAGTTTACTATATTTTGATTGCAGAGACGGTGGAGGACTCCGAACCATCCCCATCGTTCTGCAAAATTTCCGTCTGTAATTCCTCCACTATCTCCTGAGTCCGTTCCATCAAATACGATGGCAAAATCTCCGATAACTCCTTCGCGAAATGCCAAAAAAAAACCAACGCACTTTGTACTTGCTCTGCTGACATCTTCTTCATTTCTTCTGCCCTTATAGTTATTTCACCATCATAAGCTGCTATGGTATATGCTGAACCGTTCTTTTCTTTAATCGGCCTAAATAACACCGCCATTAATTCAGGCATATTCTTTTCTAATCCTTCTTTTATAAATGTTTCAATATCTGCATACTCTCCAAGAGTTATTTGTGAAAGGTCGGGATGCGTAGCGTATTCAACTCCATCTATTTCAAAAACCTTTTTTAATACTGTATCTTGCTTACTTTGTAACTCAGCTACCTTGCCCATTATTATAGCCACATCTCTTAATGCTAATTCCTTTACTAACTTCTTAGGCATATCTGACAATGCTGCTATTGTTTCTTCTGCTTGTTCTGTTTTGCTTCCTGTTTCAGCATCAATTACTTTAATCCATTTTTCCAGAGTTACATCTGACCAAGAATCAATCAAGTTATAAGTTTCGTTCTTTCCGTCTTTTTTAATTTTTACTTTCATAGTAGTTTATAATATATAATAGAAATAGTTGTTATTTAGTTTATTCGTGTATATTTGCCGAGTTCTTCATATTCTTTCTTGTTCTGAATTAGGGTTGCTTATAATTAGGCAGCCCTTTTTCTATTGCACAAAATACTTACCAGCATTAGGATTGTCTAAGTGATAAATGACATTGTATCTTATTCCGTCAATAGCGTGGTTGTAATTATCTACATATAACTTGGAGGACTTATCTGAGTATATATAATTGTTCAGCTCTTTAGCTATGTTGGTAGATTCAGGACTTACTATTAAATGATAGTCTTGCATTCTAGTTATTCCACTTTCAATAGTTCCTTTTTTAACTGCCTTAATATTTACCCCTAAATGTCTTAAATCCTCAATCAATCTTGGTTCGGCTGAATCTGCTATGATAAGTTTGCTTTCTACTTTATCTAAAACTATCTTGGCTAGTTCGTGGGATTTCAAGCCATTTCTGTATATGTGTTCTTTCAAGTATATCTTCTTGTGCTTCTTATCAATTGCAACTTCTGTTAAAGAATCAGGGTCTATTGAGAATCCAAAATCCATTCCACAAGAAGTTTGTATGTTATCAGGATTAAATTCACCTATGCTCCAGTTGTCAAATACGACTCCTTCTGCTTTCGCTAACCACCCACCAAGTATTTTGTGAGTGTACTTCTTAAAGTTATTATGCTTTATGCTCTTAATACGCTCTAGGAAGCTCGTAGAGAGATTTGTTTCATTATCAAGGTATGTACTATGGATATAACATATATTATCTTTAACGCCATTAAAACCACCTTCAATTCCTTTGTCCTCAAAGAACCTCTTATATATCCAATGTTCTTTAGTTACAGGGTTTAATACTAATATGATTCTATTCTGTACTTTCTTTTCCCTTATACTTAGGTCTATTGTATCAAAGATGTTTTCGTCTACAAGTTCTTCAGCTTCATCAAGTACCCAAGTGCTTATTCCTTGTAATGACTTTAGACTTGCTGTCTGATTCCCTGCTGAAGTCTTGATACCTCTAAATAAAATGTCTGATTTGTTTCCTAAGTTTATTACCTCTGCTTTGTTTACGCTAAAGGTATTTTCATATCCTAAGAGTCCTATCTTTTCTAAGAACTCAGGAATGATTGATAAGTGTGCTGATGTCATTGTATAACGTGTGAATAGGACTCTAACATTCCTAGACATAGTTAAGAGCGTTAGAAAGACTGTAACTGCAAAAGACTTACCTGAACCCCTACCTCCTGTTATAATAAAGTATCTAGCATCTGACTTAAATAGTGCTGTGTATTTGTCGCTAAGATTCAGAGCTTATAAAGTTTATTAAAGGTACATTAAGACTTTCATCATTAGTAGTTACGTCTACTCTTTGTTGTGGCTTACCATAAAAGTATTCAAAGTATAACTTAACAGCCCATTGTTGTTTTTGCTTTATACCTTCTTGTAAAGCTTCTAATGCTATTCCACTCATTGGTGATAAGTGTTCTATTAGCTTTTGTTCTTCCCCTTTACCTTTACGTCCTGCTCCTTCTCTTTTTCCTCCGTGTTCCATTTTGAAATAATTTGATTAATCAAGTGTTAATATATAATAGAAATTACTCGTATTCATTTGGTAGCATTAGTCTTATGCCTAGTTCAGTCAATGCCCATATTCTTATTTGGTCTGCATATATCTCAAAGGCTTTGCTATCCATTCTCGCAGTAGACTTGACTACTTGGATTCCTACATTCCTATCGTTTACTTCTATACTATTCCATTCACTTGAGAACTTGACCTTTAGTAAGTCGTGTATTTCATCAGGAAAGTATCCTAGTTCATTAGATAATGTCTGTACTATACAACTCCAATAATAGTTATTCTGCATATTGCTTCTTGTGTTTCTTTGTTTCTTTACATCTACTAAATAGTCATTACCTAATTCCTTTAAATAGCTTATCAGAGTTTGCTTATCTTTATCACACTTAATAACGAACTTCATTAGTCAAAGGATTCATTGATCCCTCTTTCTCCGACTAACTTTTCTTTAGCTCCTGCCCATAACTTATCTCTGTTCTTAGTTAGGCTAGGCTCTGTCCTTTGTAAGGTAGGTATGCCTTCTGTCGGTACACTATCCATATAAAGACCGCATTCACACTCTGCTTCCTTTGCAACCCAAGCTCCATCTCTGTGAACTATTGTAGCCTTAGATAGTTCTTTAGTCTTTCCACATTCGCAAGTGTATAGTGTCATAATATCTTTAATTGTTTTTCCTGCTTATTTATTCTTTCTTCTGCAATCTTAAAATACTTCTCATCTTGCTCTATTCCTATAAACTTCCTTTTTAAATTCTTTGCAGCTACTCCTGTACTACCTGAACCCATTGTAAAATCTAAAACAATTTCGTTTTCATTGGTGTAGGTTTTTATTAGGTATTCCATTAAAGGAACTGGTTTTTGCGTTGGGTGTAAAACTCCATTTCTATTGGGGCAATTAAAATACATTACAGAGTTAGGATATTTATTATTTCCGTTTACATTTTTAACAGATTTTAAAATAGGTTGAGTATTGCTAACCTTGCTAACCTTGCTAACCTTCCAGTGATTGGGTTTTCCTTGTGTCATTTGCGGATTGTATGTAGGTTGTTTTTTATAGAATAAGCTTATATTTTCGTGATACTTCATTACTCTTTTTTTACTAAGTGCAAAGCCTGTAGGGTGTGATTTGTGCCAAATAATATCATATTTATAGTTCTTAATATTACTCATTCTTAATGCTGAACTGAAAGGCTCACTTCCAAACAGTACAATAGCTCCATTAAGTTTTATTATCCTATTTAGTTGTTCCCACATTAATTCAAAGTCTATTACTGAATCCCACTTACAAGCAGTAGTACCATAAGGAGGGTCTGTAATTATTGCATCAATACTTCCGCTTTCTATAGTTTTCATAACTTCAAGGCAATCTCCAAGTCGTAAGTCTATCATTTATTTAGTTTATCAAGTTCAAACTCTAAATGATTAATTGCTTTCTGTATGCACTCAAT